GGGTTTCGTATTTGTCTCTTCCATAACTAAACCATTCGCGCACTGCTCCGTCAATGTTAATAGCTGCAGATTCCTCATCGGTAAGAGGAGAATCTTTAGTCTTGACGATTTTGTGCAGCGATTTGAAAATACTTGCCTCTGCGAGAGCTCCCACTGGTACAGGAAGCCCTTCAGGTGTATTACTATGTCTTTTCAGGAATTCAACATTATCTGCACTCAAATAAGGAACAAGTTCAGAATTTTTGTCTGGCATAGTATAAATCTGGCCATATTTTCCAAGCCATTGAGAATAGTCGCGAATATTAATTTGGTCATATCCCTCTTTCACAGACCCACAGTTATCATCACCATAAGTCATAAATGCAAGAATATCCCGAATGTTTTTGGTGTTAGGCAACACAGTAAAAATATATGTGCCTACATTGATACGTCCAACAATGCCATTGATAATAGCTGTGAGAGATGTGCCACTAATATGAGTTCCTTCCAGTAATGTCACTAAATCTCCATTTACTGAAACATAAGCATATACAATATCACTTACAAGATTGCGCATGATAGCCAAATCTTGTTGAGAGTAGTTCATCTTTTCTGCTATATCAATAAGAACTCTGAATGCAGCCAAAAGCAATTGGGATGGAATTTTCTGGTCATACTTGCTGTAATCTCCAGCAAATACTCTTTCCTTTCCATGTTTAAACATATGTTTTGTAAGTTGGTCCCACTCAGGTCCTTGGCAATTAACACCAACAGCACATTCACTGAGCAGAGGATTCATCTGAATAAACCTGGCAATAGGTAGGAAATATTTACGTGTGAGAACAGTTAACAACATAGGATTAGCATAAAATATCCTACATTTATCTTTCTTTTCAAGTACTTCCACTTTCTTTGAAGCGCGAATAACTGGGTAGAATCTTTCACCACGTTCCAAATTGGAGAGTGCTTTTTCATATTCCTTTTGCATTTCATCACACATTCGGAAGTCACCAACTTCTCCTTCAATAAAAGACGTTTTCTTTCCAGAAAGTGGCAAACCCACTGAAGTGGACCATTTCATAGCATCTATAAAGCGAACTCCGTCGATACCATTTAAAGTTTCTTTCAATGTTAAGGGTCTGCATTTCTTCCAGTAGTCATTCTTCTCCACCAATTCAACTAGTGGTTTCTTG